TCTAAGTTTCTCAAATTGAGTCTTTGCTCTCAGCAGACTTTGTTTCCGCTCTTTGCCTGCTCGTTCATTTAAGAACCTCTTGTATTGTTTATCTTTGATGTTCAGTTTGCTCAAGACTTGAGATGCGTCGCTGGCAGAATAAACGCCCTGATTTTCGATCATGCTTTTGAAGTCTAATTCTTTTTGTGTTTCGGTCATCTCTCTCAATGACTCATCAATTCCCTGCATAATAACCGAAAGTAGATCAGAGATAAAAAAGAAAGTTATAGAGTTGTCTTCTGTAGTTAGCTTGGCGACACGGGACCTCTCGTTGGCGTCAGAGGCGGAATCGTTGAAAGTCTTGAAAGCTTCTTGAATTGCGCTTGTTGAGGTCGCATCATAGGCTTTTGGGACTAATTTTTCATTATCTATCTTAAATCCTCTCAAAAACTTGCTTACTTCATCATAACTCAAATTATAAGTCAATAGTTTTTCTTGTCTTCTAAGTTTCTTTAAAATGGATGAAAATGAGCGTGCTTTTTCGTTCTGTAAGATTTTGGCGTCTGTTTCTTTTATGGCATCCAGACTTTTAACATCGCAGTTTTGAGTACCTAAAAACTCATAAAATAATTTTCTTGCTTCTCTTGTTGCTTCTAATTTAGGCTCGCTAAAGATATTAAAAGTCTGATTATTGAAGTAGTCTTCAATGTAGGCAAGATAATTGATTTTAAAATTTACTCCACCCATTTCATCAAAATTAAATTCATGTGTTGTTGGAGTAAGATTCAAAGTAACAAAAGAATTTTTTACAGCGTCTTTTTCTGAAAAGTTGAATTGGTTTACGTTTTTATGTGGAATTGCCCAGCCGACCACAACCTTTAATCTAAAGTTTAATTTATCTAGATTTTGTTGGTCTATGATGTCAAGATTTTGTCTTAAGTCTTCGGGTGTTTTTCCAGTTCTCAATGCCAAATCAGCAAATTTATAGCCATCTCGTTCTGTAATTAAATCACCAAAACTTGTTGCGAATAAAGTCAAATCTGCTTTAATTGCTTTTTTAACAGCAAATGGGTCAGAACCGTGAAATGTAAAGTTAAAGTTTTTTAAGCCCACGCCATAACCCCTTTTACCTTTGCGCATAAACAGATCTAAAGAACTTCTTTCACCTTGGTAGCTCTTGACAGCAGGATTGGGGTCAAATTTTATTTCTGTCGAACCTATATCTTTACCAGTGTCAGGATCTGTTTCTATTTTATAGAGTCTTATTGTTGGCACCAAAGAAGACAATTGCGCTGTTGTTAAATTGAACAGCCGAGAAGTAGATGGATACTGAATCATTTTGTTCATGAAACCAAAGGGTTCATCTTGAATAAGAATTGGAGCATTTCTATCTATACTTGATAAGTTATGAGCACCTCGTGCTTTATAAAAGTATTCTTGACTTATGTAAGGAAGTCTTGGCAGCAAAGATGGTGAATTTTTTTTATATTCTATAAGATTAGCCAATTGTGATAAAACAAAGCACTGCTCTTGGTATAGTTTAACCTCTGCGAAGATGTTTTCTACTTCTGTTTCTAGTCTGCCCTCAATGTAATCTTCTAGGGCTCTACGTGCATTATCAAGATCAGAAGCCGCAGCAAGCCCTTGTATAAATAAATTTTTTCCTTGAACAGTACGAATACTACGACCGCCCGGAAGGGCGTCAGCGATTTCTATTGCTTTTTTGCCTTCAAAATAATCTACTAAACTTTTTTTATAAAGTTTTTCAGTTTCTTTTTCAAAATCTTCTGGACAAATACTGGCTAAACTATCGTATAAGCTGAGGAAGTCGTTTAGTTCGGGTGTAGATGGGGAAGCATAGACCAATAGCTCATTATAAGATAAATCGAATGCAAGCAATGTTCCTGCTGATAGGAGTCCGGCACCTGTCGATGTGCCACCGACGGATGCAAACTCTTTTTGAATGGCAGTTCTTTTTTTATCGAACTCAGTTGCATTGCCGACTGTGCCTGTTGAAGTTTGATAAAATTCATAAAAAGCGGTATTTCTATGTAAATTGAACTCTAAAGTATCATCAAGATTCGTAAGCCCAGATGACAATGGATTATTTAAGACTGATTCCTTTATGTCTTCTCTGGTGGGTCTAAAAGGATCTTTTAGAAATGCAGTATCCGACATTCCATCATAGTCAGCCTGATCTGTTTTTGAGTGATGTCCTTTGTAAGCATTCCTATAAGCTTTTAGGACTTTATTAATTTCTGCTTCTACTGGCTTGTCAAGAGCTAAACAATAATCTTTAGACATCTATCACGCTCCTAAAGCGACTAGCGCTTTTTGCAAATCCAATGGGATCTCAAGCACATCGCCCGTGTTTGCTTCTGCTTCAGTTGGGATCCCATTGTACCAAGCAATGACCCACCAATAGCGGACATCGCCATAATACTGGTGAGCGAGATTGTAGAATCTATCTCCATATTTCCAGATGTGTGTGGAAGTTGTTAATGAGATTCTGTCACCAATTGTAGGGTTTCTCAAACGAGGGGTAGTAAAGTGTTCTATTTGTTTTACACCTCTGCGTTCACGCAACTCTCTGTAAAAGTCTGTGTCGTTGTTAATTGTTGTAGATGTAAAATTTTTAATATCGCTCATTATTCCTAATCTCCAATTTCCTCTATAAATCCATCTCCGATACCAACGGCTTGTAGAAGTTCAAATCTTGCTTGCATGTCTTCTCTCAAGACCTCTGATCTTGCGCTTAGTCTGGCTTTAGCCTCATCATCACCTGCTTTTGAACGTCGAATATCAGCTTTCATCCTCAAGTTGCCAAGAACACCACTGTATCTTGCCCTAGCATTGTCTTTGTTTTGCTGTTTTAATTTATTGGTTTTATCTTTTTCGACTTGCTCATTGTAGGTTGCGTGATTTTTATCTGCTTCTTCCAGTCGAATTGGGTTTGTATCGTCGGTAATCACCCCATAAGGAAAAAGTGACTGCATTGCTTTGTCATTCTCGTTCCAGCCAAGTGTCTGTTCGTGAATAGGCGAGAAAGAGAGATTAACATCAATAAACTTTGGCAGAATTGTATTGTTAACTGGTCTTGCTACACCATCTACTTCGCGTCTTTTAAAGAAAACACCATCGTCGCCTTCTAGATTGTGGTTAACTATAAGATTGTCAATTACGCCTAATAATCCTTTTTTTGGATCTGAGTCTGAATTGTAGGAATTATAAAAAACTTTTCTAGGCTCCGTGTCGCCAGAAGCCAATTGCCCCGCTTCTCTTCCACGAGGCTGACTAGAGCTATAATTACTAGTTAACAAATTCATGACCTTGACTCTAATAAGTGGTGCCTGTGCAAGTGTAGTGGCACTGTTTACTTCTGTGTAGTTTGGATAAAGCATCTGCTCTAGCGCTGAGACCTTGCCAAGATTTTCGTATGCCTCGCCTTCACTGGCTGCCGGAACTTTGAATGCAAGAGTTATTTTTCTTGTTGTGTTCTTGTATTGGTAAATCGGGTCTGTCCTGCCGAAAGTCTCATTAGGGGTAAAATTGGAATTGTAACTTTCGTTAAACGCTGTTATGAAAGCTTTGAAGAACACGCTCCTTCCCGAAGGGACATGATAAAAAGAAACAACTAGCTGTCTTTGATTTGCAAGAGCATCCGTACCGTCAACTAAGGTATTGTTTTCGTTTTGATATTTTCTTATGTCAAATTGGTTCATGTTGTTCCTTTTACTAGTATTTAGCTAACCATAGCGGCACTTCTAGTGACCCTACTAATTCCTTTTCTGATTGTTTTTTCAATTGTTTCTTCGCCTATATTAACAACTATGGTCTGGTCTGAAGGCAAACTATTGTTATTTGTTGTAATTGTGTCTCCAATCTGCGACATGTTGTAGGCGTTTGCTTCTGTTCTAGCAGACGCAGGGCTGACTGAAGCATCTTTCATTGCTACGTTCATGTCTTGGATACTCTTCGTTGTCATCTCGGTTCCAACCTTCAAGTTTCTGTTGCCCTTGAATGTTGTGTTGCCAAACTTGTTGACTGCTGCTTCAGCGGACGTTACGTCTTCAGCCATAGACAAGAAACTAGAGCCAAGAAAACTTGTTTTCTCTCCTAGTGCAGCGGAGGCATCGCCAAAATTAGAACCCCACGGATATACAAATAACATAGTCCCAAGAGCAATAACGCCAGCAATAACAGCCGCAATACCAGCAGCTACCGCCGCAATTGGAGCTACAGTAACCATAGTAGCAATCGCCATAGCACTCATGGCTGCGGCGAGGGCACTAGTAAGAACAATCATAGTAACAAAACCAACCTTAACTGCTTCCATGTGCTCTGCCATCCAATCCGACATTCTCATTAGTCCATTCACAAGTGGCTCAACAATTGGAATCAATTGTGCCATGAGGGTGTTCATTTTTTCTTGGAAGCTCTGCACTTTTGCTGCTCTTTGGGCAAGTCTCTCATACTCATCAGAAGACTTCTTTGTAAACTTGCCAACCTGATCCATGTTGCCTGATAGAGCCAATGCCAACTCACTGACATCACTTAGCCCCATTGCTTGGGCAAAGAACTTCGCCTCAAAGTAAGTCATTTCGTCAAAAGACTTGCCAGCGTCCTTGATAGCACCAGTCATCATTTCAAAACGCTTTGTTGGATCTGTCTCTGTCAAGAGTTCCATAGCATTAACGAAGTTGCCTCCCAATGCAGCGTTTAGTTTACCTGCTTGCTCTGCTGCTCCTTCAAAAGTATCAAACTTGTCAGTTATTGCAAGAAGTCTGTTAATTTCAATACCTGTAATCTTGGCTGTTTGTGCTAGATCTTTGAATGTGGAGGTCGCGTCACGACCAAACTTGGCAAGTTGTGGGCCAGCAGAAGCCAAATCCGACATCATTTTTGATGGTGCAACGCCAATGTCGCTTGCAAACGCTGCGAGTTCACGAGAAGTTGCAGCCGCCTGTTCGGCACTTTGACCCATTGTCTTTATCATAAACTGCTGGCTCTTCGCTAAATCATCATTCGCAATGCCAAGTTTTGATAGAACTGTATTTGTCTTTATTAGTTCTTCTCTCGAAGCCTTTGACATCATAGTAAAGTCTGAGACGTTGGTGAAGAGAGATTGGAAAGACGCGCTTACTTCTTCAACTGTTCCACCAAATTTTCGAGCTTCGTTGCCAACAGTGACCAAACTTGATGCAAACTCATTAGACGTACCTGTGGCTTTCTGGAAAGCATTTGAGGCATCTACTACTGCTATAGCCATTTTTACAATCTTCATGGTAATGGCGACTGCTACACCAATTGCAACAAATGCTGCTGCTATGCCTGCTAATGCCGCTATTCCTTTTGGTCCTGCACGAACCATCGAAAAGATGCTATCTGTAAATCTATCCATCAATTTATTTTTTAAATTTTTAGCTAAAGCACCTCCCAGTTTCTTGAGTCCGTCTGTAAGGTTTCCTTTCAATAAATCTCCAAATGCCCCAACAAGTTCGCTTGCTGTTTCTTTGGCGTTTTTGATGGTTTTGTCTAATTTTTCATATTCTTCTTCTAGAACTGTTACAGAATCTTTTTCAGCTTTGCCTTCTTTTACTAGTTGTTTTTGTTTATCAATTTTTGCTTGTAGAGTTTTTAGTTCATTTTTAGAGCGGTCTTGTTCTGATTTGGCTTGAGTAGCCAGTTTATCATAATATTTTATTTCTTTTTCAAGAAGATTGAGATTTTTTTCTCTTTGAGCCGCTATGGATTGTAAAGCTGTTTTTTGTGCAGGAGTTAGCTGATCAAGATCTTGTAGATATTTTATTTGCGCTAAAGTCAGTTCGTTTAGTTCACGACGTAACTTTACTTGAGTTTCTAATTGTGCAGTTTCGGCAGCTAACTGTTCTGCTGCTTCTTGTTCTGGAGTTAATGGATCAGCCATACAAGGTTACCTCTCCCAATAAATAGACTCGCACACAAAAAGCAAAGGCTCCCGAGGGAGCCTAAGATCATCTAGCATACTCTTTTGGAATTGGTGGTTGATTGCTTGGGGTCAACTCCTGATAGTTGGAGTTTGATTGTCCCTTGGATGCCTTCTTGATTGCTTCAGACTCCATCTTTAGTTGTTTGATAGTGCGCTCAACAAACCAGTTTCTGAGCCCCACAGGTAGGCTGTAAGCCTCAGAAAAACTCCAACCACTGTTGTACTTGAGGAAGAAAATCTGTTCGTAAACTCCCTCGTTATACTCATCGGTCAGGCCAAAAAAAGTCCGCCGTTAGCGGCACCTCCATCTCTTGCGTATGACCGCATTCGGTGCAAGAGAATTGTTGAGTTAAATCAACGTCTGGAGTTGCATGACGGATGATCGTGCGAAGATGTCGTGAGTCTCTGGAAGGCATGTTTTCGATTAGATAGTTGATAGCTTGTGGCGAAGAATCGCCATTTACACTCACAACAATAGAGCGCAATTGCTTTGAGATCAGACCTTCTGAGTTTTTCTTGTTAGTCAACGCTACTTCTTCTTTTCCAGTAAGTAAGCGTGCTCTAACTTCTGCCTGTGTTCTCGGAAGGATACAACCAATTGTGCCGTCACCATAATCAGTGATACCATAATCTTCTGATACACTTCCGTGATCGATATTTGCTTCGTTTAGATCGAATTCGTATTGCTGCTTTGTTTCACAAGAAGGGCACTGTACTGTGGTAGTATAGTCGTTTCCATAACCAGAAACTCGCGCAGCAATAATGATTGCGTTACGATCACCAATAAGAAGACTAGAAGGTCTGATTGATTTATCAATAATGATACTCTCAATTAGCTTCTCTAGAGCAACACCTTTCTTTAGTAGTGTTCTCGAAGTGAGGATGTCTTCCTCTTTGGCAGTCATCTGTTTGATTTCGATGCTATCTTGGTTATGTAGTGGGTGCCCCTGTGGATAGAAGCGACCCTGTGATGGTAGATCCACAAACTCTGTTGGGACTACAAACGAGAAACCCCCGCCACCCTGTTGGGGCGGAGGGCTCGTGTCGTGTTGCTGAACGCCACCTAGGCGATCTTGATTTCTTGACAATTTACACCTCGCGTTTTGTTATTGTCTTATCAAACTTTGAAGAACTCGTTTCCACCAGAACCATTGACAGCAGAAGAGTTATTAAGTGTTTCTACTCTCGCCCAGTCGAAGCGGAGGTCGATTGTGGTGGTAGCCAAATCATCACTGGTGTAGTCAAGATCGTCCTGCTTCATGCTTATTATGAAAGCGTTCCAAAGGGTCCAAGTCTCAACCGGGTTACCGTCGCCGTCAAGTTGGGTGATTAGAACGTTGCCAAGAGCGCCGGTAGCCTTTGCCTTGGAAACGGTGCCAAGTGAATTGGCATCAGTGGGAGGAGTGTAACCACTAGCAGTAACGATGTCAGCGAAAGTAGCAGTGACATCTGGATCAACTGGGTCAACGAGTGTCACAGTAACCTGCTCCCAGGTAACGTTACCAGGGTAGTAGAAGGTGTGACCGAGGTACTTGTGCTCGGCAGCGTTAACAGTAAAGCCGGGCTTTGTGGCAGTCTTGGCATACCAAAGGAGAGCACCTCCCTGAGCAGCGTTGATTCCTTGGAATTCTACGGTAAAGCGATGTCTACGCTTTGGATCTTTTAGGGTTGCGTCCTGTCCGAAGTTAGTTGACCAGAATGGCATGTTTTAGGTTCTCCTGTAATTCAGTAATAAGTAGTTGGTGGGGGCAAAAGCCCCCCGATTATCAATCGTCAAATGATGCGCCGGTAGAAGCAACCACAAAGTCAATTGCGATGTATTCAATGGCACGAGCGGGCTTGACCATGATCTTGGCATACATGATGTTCTGATCTACTAGGTCAGGTGTTGTTGTGCTCTCGTCTAGGATTAGTCGGTAATCAGAGATGCCGAACTGAGTCTTGACGTTAGCAAGGAATGGTTCAATGAGTCCCTTGAAGCGGTTCCAAGTTGCCTGCACGTTCTGCTCGAAGAGAACTTGTGTAGAAAGGATGGAAATCTGCTTCTTGAGGTAGATGACTAGACGACGAACGTTGATTCGGTCTAGAGCAGATGGACGCTCCTGTAGAGTCTTCTGACCGAACACTACGATTCCAGTGCTTGGGAAAGAAGCGATTGGGTTGATGCGTGCTTCGTAAAGTGTGTCGCGGTCGCGGGAAGATAGACGCTCTGTTACGTTTGTAACTGGAATGCCTGCTGCACCGTCAGAGAGACCACCACGGTTGAAGCCTGCGGGTGCAAACCACACCTGTGACTGTCTTTCAGAGGATGCTAGAACACCCATCATTGCAACTGAAGGTGGAACCCATAGAAGTTGTCCGGTAGGCTCATCCAATGTCTGGACCCAAGGGTAGAATGTAGCGCCGTAAGAAGAATCAATCTGGCGTGTTCTCAAATCATTTGCGGCAGTCTGTGGGTTACCGACTACTCTTGCCTGCTTGGTAGACTTGTAGGCTTCTGCTGCTGGAATATAAACATTGGGAAGATCAATGATTGCCATTGCGTCTGCGCGCTCTTCACATAGGTCAACCATTCTAGTAGTAAGACCTGTGTTGGTTAGACCGGGAGCGGCAAGTAGATTCATGTCTACAAACTCTGGATCGGCAACTGTGTCAATCGCTCTCTTCATAGAGTTGTAAGCGTAGTTGTTTAGTTCTGTAGCGCTAGCCATCCCAGCGTTGTACATTGGGTCTGGCTTTGTGATGTCAAAGCCATCAAAGCCTCCCCAAACTGGTGCTGTAAAGCGGTTGTAGCCTGCATCAAGAAGTGATGCTGCGCCACTAGTAGCAGTTCTACTGTCACCAGTTACACGAGAACCAGATAGGTAGTAGACATCACTATCGTCAGCGACAACATCATCGAGTGAGAAGATGTAGGCATAATCACTGTCGGAAATGCCGGGCCAGTATCTGTGGGGATCTGCAATGCTCATGTCTGCAACGGTGCTTGTTGCTGTTCTTGTTGACATCATTCCGAAGTATGCGTTGCGTCGGTCAGCGATTCCGCCGTCAGAAGCAGAGTGGCGTAGTCTTACGACAGGCCAGTTGAATGTGCCAGTAAGTTGTGTGGAAGCAGCAGACATAAAGCTGGAATGTGAACCGTAAACGGATGTTGTAAGCACTCTAACAGAAGTGAGGTCGCCCGCGTCCGCGCCACTGTAGGTGGCACCAGAAGTGCCGCCGTAACGAGGAGCGCCGTAATAACCGAATGGTAATAGGGTGGCGTCTGTTGCGCCTGCCTCAACATCGGAGTCCATTACAACACGAACAAACTTGGATAGATTTGCGTAGTCTCCGTATTGCTTTAGGGTTCTTTCTGTCTCATCCCACTCGTAGTAAGAATCACCAATCTTCTTGGCGATAAAGTTAGGAGATGTTGGATCGAGAGTTAGGTTGTCAAAGCGCTCAAGAACAACAGACTTTGCATCAGTGTCTTTTAGGCTTCTTAGGACAACAGAGAAAGTTCCGTAATCAGAAGTCTTGGTGTTTGATGGCTTGATTTCTTCAATTGAAACCTTTACATTCTTGTTTAGCCACTCGCCGTGACCTAGATCCTTGAAGTAGAATAGTTTTTGTGCGGCGGCTGGGTCGTAAGAAGCGGCGAGACCAAGGTCTTGTCCGATAATCCAGCCGGTTCTACCCTTAAGGTCTGTAACATCGGTCATGTTTGCGGGAGAGTCAGATGTTCCCTTTAGGGGAGTAATCATTGCAAACTTGTTTCCGGTGAAGGTGTCTCTTACTTCTTGCTCGAAAGATTCACCAAGCCAGTAAGCCTTCTTGGAGGTGGAGGGGTAGAAGTTGGTAGCGCCAGCGTTACCTAACTGCGGGTTTGTGTTGAAGACCTTACGAATAAACTTATCAGTGCTGTCATCAAAGTTGAATGTGATTTTCTCGTCTGCGATGACAGAATCTGCTGATTCAATTAGAACTGTAAAATCTCCAGAAGAATCTTCTGTGTAGATGCCGCCGACTGAAGCACTTGTGTCTGTGCCCTGTGCTAGTGTTCCTGAGAGAAGAACAGCAGAACCAGAGTCTAGGTACCAAACTGCAACTAGTGTTCCGTTACCGAGGTCAGCAGCAGATGATGAGTTGAACATCCAAAGACCGTAAGCGCCGCCATTATCTGCTAGGGTAGCAGCGGGGGTCTTGGTGGTTTGCCATCCGTTCTCACCACCAGAAGTTTTGTTTGTGTTCTGTTCTCCAAGTAGACGAATGAAGGTCAATGGAGCAACACTTGCGTTCAAGAATGCCTTGGATGCGTAGGTACCGTACATTGGAGACTGGTAGTTTCCATCACGGTAGACATCGCCGCCGCCATTTCCGGGGATAGTGTCGCCAAACACTTCAACAAATTGTGAATATGATTCAACCTTTACAGGCTGCATAGCAGGGCCGCGTGCTGCTCTACCGACAACCACTGGACCAATTGTATCGGGCCTACGTGGACGGAATGAGTTATCAATTTCGTTGATAAACACACCGGGAGACACAAATTTGAAACTTTTTACTGACATTCTGAGAACCTCTCTTTAAATAAAATGATGCTTTTAGCACCCTCAATCATAATGTAAATAGTAGTAGTTCTCTCAAACAGACTTCAGGATGTCATTAGTCCGCAAAAAAGTTGTCGGTGCCTGCTGGGACTACTGTTTCTCTTGGGAAGGTTATCTCGACTATGCTTTCTTCTTTGGTTACAATAGGTCTATCGTCGCTATTGCCTTCGCCTATAAGGTAGCCAAGAACCTTAATGCTTACTTCGCTGGTGAATTGTCTTTCGTCTTCGCCTAGATTGGCGACATTGTTGGACTGGTTGAAACCTTGGTCGATAAATGCTTCATAGAGGTGACCATTTCTACGCATTACAAATGAATTTATTTGCCCTGTTCTCGTCATGAAGGGCTGGGTAAGGTCGTTCATTTGCTGTTGGTATTCTGTCTTGACCGTAATCTTGTAGTCGAGATTCACATAGATAGGGATAGGAATTGAAAGGGTTTCAATAACCACTTTCTTATTT